TATCGCTGATATGATATACGGAACTGAGGCAGAAGAATATTATGACAATGCTGTCAGATGGATTATACTTATAATTATATTCGTATTTGATCCTTTGGCAATAATGTTATTAATTGTAAGTACGGCAGCATTTAAACGTGATCGTGAAACTCCTGGTAAACCATTAGTTGATAATAGTCAAGTAATGAACATGGAGATAAAAGAAAAAGAAAGTGGCTTATCTGTTGAAATAGAAGAAAATAAAAGTGGCTTGGTTAAGACAGGTTTAACCACTACATTGAAACGAAGGAAAATATAATGAGTATACAAATGTTAGGAGACCAGGTATTAATTGCCGCGGTTAAAAAAGAAGAAAAGACAGCGGGTGGTATTATTCTATCAGCTGACGTTAAAAAGAACGCATCAGAACCTGGTGTAGTTCTATCAGTGGGACCTGCTACATCGGCAGCACATTTAACCACAGGTGATAAGGTATTCTTAGATTGGAATGAATCTTTACCAGTAGAAATTGAAGGTCAACAAGCCGTCATTATTAGTTCAGAACATATTAAGGCGATACTATCGTGAATATGAAAAAATTAATGTGGGGTGGTTTAGGATTCCTTTCATTGGGTGTTGCTTATATTGGAGTTATCTTACCGGGTATTCCTTTTAGTATACCTGCAGTATTTGCGGCTTATTGTTTCGCAAAGAGTTCAGACAGAATGCACAATTGGTTATACGGACATAAATTGTTTGGACCGTTTTTAACTAACTGGGAAACAAAGAAAGTATTTCCACAAAAGGCAAAGTATATGATGTTAGGTATGATGTCTTTTGCTTTATTGTGTATGATTGTGTTTACAGGAAATTGGAAAGCAGTTGCGTACTCTGGTACCTTTATGGCATTAGGCGCAGCGTGGGGTTGGAGATATCCTTCAACACCAGAAGAATATGATCGTCGCAAAAAAGCAGGCGAGAAAATTGGTTTATTTAAATAAATAGTATTATGGAAGAAGATAATAACAGCCCTTTTGACGAAGACGGAAATGTTGACTACCACAAGTGGTTAGCTCGGAATGCATTCCTTAAAAAGTTGCATGATGAATTCTATATGGAGCAACTCAGAGCAATGCATGTTGAACAAAGAGCATGGTTGGCAAGACGAGATGAAATGCTCTGCGACTTAGCTATCATTGACGAAGTGATTGAAATGATGGATGAATATCCAGAAGCTGAATATTTAATTAACAAAATTACCCGTAGGTTGGATAATGACAAAAAATATTAAAGTTAATGAAGCAACTCCAGCTGAATTAAAAGCATGGGCAGAGACCGATTACTTTATGTCAGGAAATTTTGATCCTATGACATTATTTGTCGTGATCCCCGCAGTAGTACAGATTTTAGTATTCGGTGGAATGCTATTATCTTTTTATATAATTGGGAAGGTATTCTAATGGAAGAAACAAAAAAGTATATTTACGAAAGTCCTGACAAAGGCAAAACAGTTTATGCAAGAGAATGTGGGCAACCAGCTTCTAAACGTAAACTAATCAAAGGTAACAAAAATGAAAAGTGATTATGTAATAGTGGATACGATCTCAGTATTCAAACAACGATATATTATACCTCGTGAAGAAGTACAAAGGTTTAATGAAGAAGTCGCGTTAACAGATAAGTTGGCCAAACTATGGTCTCAGGAATCTGTTGAAGCTGAAGAAGTAAAAGAGTTCAGTCAAAGATGGCTTGGTGAAACAGTAACTAATATTGACTTCGCTGATACTCCTAAAGTACTTGCTTTATTCAAAGAAGATAACGAACAGTTATCTGAAGAGTGGTCTCAGGCTAAACAGCTTGACTATATCAATGATTGGAAAGATAAAACACCGAAGAGATGATCTACATCTATGGTACCAAAGGGTGCCAGTTTTGTGAGAAGGCAAAACATAAAGCAAATGATATGTATGGTGAGTATAAATTCCTTGACATTGGACTCACTTTATATTATAATAAACTAAAAGAATTAAACGTAAGTACAAACGTATTACCTCAGATCTTTGAGGACGAACGATATGTTGGTACTTTTTACCATTTCGTAAAGGAATGTCAATTGAAAATGAGTGAGGAATAAATTACACAATGTTAGATGAAAGAATCAATAAGATTTACCAAAAAGAACTATCACGCCAAAAATTAACCGTCGAGTTAATTGCATCAGAAAACTTTGCTTCTAAAGCCGTAATGAAAATGTGCGGTTCAGAGTTTACAAACAAATACGCAGAAGGATATCCTGGAGCCCGTTATTATAATGGTTGCGAATTCATGGATGAAGTTGAACAACTTGCTATTGACCAACTAAAAGAAATATACGGTTGCGGATTTGCTAATGTTCAGCCACACAGTGGAGCCAATGCAAACCTTGCTATTATGAAAGCCTTTCTAAATCCAGGTGATACTATTCTCGGTATGGATTTAGCAAGTGGCGGACATCTAACTCATGGAGCTCCTGTTACTATTTCAGGTAAATGGTTTGATGCTCATACGTTTGGTGTTGGTGAAGATGGTTTAATTAATTATGATGATGTTGCTGTATTGGCAGAAGCTCATAAACCTAAACTTATTATTGCTGGTGCAAGTGCATACCCAAGACAAATTGATTGGAAACGATTTAGAGAGATTGCTGATTCAGTAGGCGCAATGCTTATGGTTGACATGGCTCACTATTCTGGTTTGATTGCTGGTCATGCATACGACAGTCCTATTCCTTATGCCGATGTAGTTACTTCTACAACTCATAAAACATTACGTGGTCCTCGTGGTGGAATTATATTATGGAACAATCCTGATTATACAAGAAAGATTAATGGAGCCATATTCCCAGGTACTCAAGGCGGACCTTTAATGAATACGATTGCGGCAAAAGCTCAAGCATTCGTTGAAGCCAATACAACAGAGTTTAAAGCATATGCTCATCAGGTTGTTATTAACGCACAGTCCTTTGCTGAAACATTAAATAAAGCAAAAACATTAGATGTACTAACAGGTGGTACTGATTCTCATATTATTTTAATTAGTTTAGTTAATTCTGAATTGAGTGGAAGACAAGCAGCTGATATCTTAGAGAAACATCGTATCACTGTAAACAAGAATGGTATTCCAAACGATCCTCGAAACTTTAAAGAAACATCTGGTATTCGATTAGGTACTGCAGCTGAAACAACTCGAGGTTGGAAACAACAAGACTTCGTTGAACTAGGTGAAAGAATTATTAATATATTAGAAGATCCTTCTCAATGGTAGCTCTTATATTAGGCAACGGAGAATCACGACTAGGTGTTAACTATCGTGAAGAATATCCAGGTGCCTTTGTGTATGGTTGTAATGGAGCTTATAAAGAAAGTCCTGATGCTTTAATTTGCAGTGACATTTATATGCAGCATATTATTTACAAAACAGGATACTGCAAAGACAATCTTTGTTACTTTAATGAATGGGCTCCAGTACCTTCTGGTGCTGCTGAACATATAATCATGGCTTTAAAAGAAAATGGTTTACCAGTCATTGAGAATGCAAAAGATACGACATACGGCCTAACAAGAACTCAGGCAGTCATATCTGGTTCTGCGAATACAAATTATGTTACTTGGGTTGACGATAAAGATATGGTCAAGTCAATTGAACAAATAGAAGTAAGTTCTGGCTCAAGAGCGTTATTAACAGCTTGCGAGTCAGGACAGTATAAAGAAATCATTCTATTAGGATTTGATGGTATGAACGCTTCAAATGTATATCAGAACGATGAAGGATACGAAAGATCTACCCCTCGCAATGAGTGGGTTCAAGAAAGACAAGATATTATGGATAAGTTTCCAAATATAAAATTCAATGTTGTATAATAGGTTAGCATCAGCATCTTACGGTGAAGGCCGTAGGTATTTTAAATGGTGGTTAACCGTATGGTGTAATCGTTAAGTATTTGTATAAATATACTTTATGGCTTATTCTAAAAAAGTTTTAGACAGATTCGAAGCAGTAACTAATAATCCTGCCGCGCATGGAGTTGGAAGGTTTGATCCTAACGACCCTAATGTTGCTACAGGAATGACAGGTGCACCTGCTTGTGGAGATGTAATGAAACTCGATCTCAAATTAAATCCTGAGACCGAAGAAATCGTTGATGTTAAATTTAAAACTTATGGTTGTGGTTCAGCAATCGCAAGTTCATCAATGTTTGTTGAGATGTTGGTTGGTAAAACAATAGAAGAAGCAAAACTAATAAAAGACAGCGAAATCGCAGAAGCTTTAGAATTACCGTCAATCAAAATACATTGTTCTGTTTTAGCGGAAGATAGTATTAAGAAAGCAATTGAAGATTGGGAAGAGAAAAAAGCAGGTCGTAATGAATCGTGGATTGAGCGTCATACTAAAAGGACATAACAATGTACGAGTATAGAACAAATTTAATTAAAGTCGTTGATGGTGATACAGTAGATGTAGACATCGATCTTGGCTTTGGAATCTGGTTGAGAAATGAAAGAGTCCGTATTATGGGCATCGATACACCAGAATCAAGAACACGCGATAAAGTAGAAAAGTTATTCGGTAAAGCTGCAAGTCGTCGATTAAAAGAACTCCTTGGTAAATCACCAACATTGAGAACTCAGGTTGCTCGAGACGGTGAAGATATGAAAGGTAAGTTTGGTCGTATCCTTGGAGACTTTGATGTATATTGTCCAACGACAGATGCATGGAGACCAGTTACTTCGGTAATGTCAGAAGAAGGCCATTGTGTTCCTTACTACGGTGGATCCAAAGGTGATACTCAAGCGCAACACATGTTGAATAGAATAAAGCTTTTAGAGAACGGTTACGTAGATCAAAAGGCATACGATAAAGAAATTGCCAAACAAGAAAAAGCTGCTGCAAAATTGGCTGCTAAAAATAAATCGTAAAAACTATTGACATCTTTACCAAAACTTGATATAATATACAAATGAATTACAATAAAAAGAATGGCGGAAGATCAGTTGATCTAACCCCACAAAAAAGACATCCTAAAGATAAAAGACCACCATCAGCAATGCCGTTTGATATTGGTCTAAGAAAGTTCAGAAAGAACGTTGAATCTGCAGGAATTATAAAAGAACTTAGAGCTAGAGAATTTTACGAAAAGCCAACAAGCAAACGTAAAAGGAAAAAAGCTGAAGCTGTTAAAAGGCATCAAAAGAAAATTGCGATGGAGTTTCAAACAACCAACGCAAGAGGCCAAAGAAATTACAGATAAACTTAAAAAACTATTGACATTTGGAAAATAGTTTGTTATAATTATATTTGAAACGGTGGGATAAACCACGACGGCGAGATGGAATCACGGAGTTAATAGCTCTACCATTTAGGACCCATGACGGAGAACTGCCTTCGGGAGCAACACCTGAACTACCGACATACTGAGTAGGAACGGAACGCCAAAGAAGCAACCACTGTTTCACCCTTTTTGACGGAGTTTATATTATGGCATTAGCAAGAGGTCTATCAACGATTTCCACTCGGAAACGTAAAGTTAAAATCACTAAAGCTAAAATGGCTCAATACGAGCTTAATTGGCGACTGCACAACAAAGCAATGAAACGTAGTGGTATGCATGATCTAAGGTACGACACTGTTGATGAATATATAAATTATTGTTTAGGTAAAGTAAAACCTAGCAAAGAGTTTAAACCATTTGTACCAACCGATACATTTCGTAGAGAAGTACCAGAATATCCTTCTTGTCATTCTACAGGTGGCGGTGGTCATGGAACTAAAAAGGAATCGCCCAAATACACGGGTACACTCGTAAAAGGTATTGCTACGATGCATAAATCAAATGCAGTTCCAATTATGAATCAAAAAGAAGCAACAGAAATAAGTGAGATGGCAAGATGATGTATGTTGACTATAAATTTGAAATAACTCCACAGGGTTTAGTTATGCTCGATAAACCAGACCCTGATGAGAAGTATATGATTCAACTAAAGAACACTCCATTTGAAGTTGGAGATAAATTCACGTTGGAAACAACAGAAGACGGTCGTATGTTTTTTAAGAAAGACGGACCAGTACAATTGAACCTGGAAATATAATGGCAACAAAGAACGACATAACTGGTGATTCTCTCAGAAGCAAAGCATCTACTAAATCGTATGATGATGGCTGGGATCGAATCTTTGGTAAAAAGGATGACGCTGATTTAGGTCTTGAAGGAGATACTCGAATGACTAGTAAAGAACGGCACGAAGCTGAATTTAATACCGTACATCCTGCGGAAACAAGGTATCCTCATTTGAAGGATAAGAACTTCAAGTACAAGCAGCAGGACATGACTGAATTGAATGCTGATGGAAACGAAGATCGTGGTCGAAATGGTGAAGATCTGAATAATGACTGAAAAAAGTCAAAATAACTATTGACATTCTTTGTGAAACCGTTTATAATGGTTGTATAAATTGAGAAAAGTAATTATAATATGAAAACAGATCCTTGGAAATTAATTCAGTTACTTGAGAGAGATAACAGTCGACTATATAAAGAAGATATGTTGTCTCAATATATTAATGATGAAGGTCTAGTCAAAGGTTTATTATATTGTCTCGATAATATGATTACCTTTGGTGTGGCTAATATTCCATACTCTGATACTCAAGGAGAAGGAATCACTGCTGATGAGTTCTATCATCTTGCAGATCAATTAAAGAATCGTGAATTGACAGGTAATGCTGCTCGAGACGCGATCTTATCTTTATCTCTACAGTCAACAATTGACCAATGGAATGATTGGTACCGTAGAATCTTAATTAAAGACCTTAGATGCGGTGTATCTCTCAAGACAGTCAATAACGTTAAGAAAGGAACCATCCCTGTATTCACTTGTATGCTTGCTCATAGTGGTGACAACAATCCTAAAAAGATTACAGGAGACTGCGTTGTAGAATATAAGTATGATGGAGTAAGAGCCATTATTATTGTAGAAAATTCTAACGCAACGATTTATTCTCGAAACGGTAAACAACTCAAAAACTTCCCACATATCGAAGAAGCATTCAGCAATAAAATGTTTGATGATCTTGTCTTTGATGGTGAGGTTATGTCCGCTGATTTCCAAACACTAATGAAACAAGTACATCGTAAAGAAGGTGCTGAAACAACTGATGCTTATTTTGCATTGTTTGATTTTATACCTCTTGACGAATTCAAAACAGCAAAGAGTTCATTACCACTTATTAAAAGAAAAGAATTATTGAAAGGCTTTGAAAGATCAGAATACTTCAAAGATTGCATTGTCTTAACTGACTATACAGTCCTTAATATTGAAGATGATGCTGATAAGTTCAAAGCAATTAATAATACAGCAATAGAAGAAGGATACGAAGGTATCATGGTAAAACCCGTGAACGGTTACTACGAATGTAAACGTTCTTACGGTTGGTTGAAGATGAAACCTTATATTGAGGTAACATTAACAGTAACGGACATTGAAGAAGGAACAGGTAAAAATGAAGGAAGCACAGGAGCACTTGTATGCGAAGGTACCGACGAAGGTAAACATATCCAAGTTAATGTTGGGACAGGTCTTAGCGATGCTAACAGGGATGATATTTGGAGTAACCGTGACTCTGTACTTGGTCAATTAGTTGAAGTAAGAGCTGACGCAGTAACAATAAGTCAAGACTCGGAAGAAGTTTACAGTTTGAGATTCCCGCGATTTAAATGTTTTAGAGGTTTTGAACCAGGAGAAAAACTATGACACAATATACAAAAATGGTAGAAGAATTTGCCATAATGGAAGAGGCGCTTGAATGGTCTCGTGGAGCTGCTTATATTCATTCACATTCTATGGACTCTATGTACTACGACGATCGTCCTGACGATACTGCTGGTATGACTAAGAGTGTAACTGACATTGAATATAATGCTGGTCATATTGAACGTTTTCAGAATGGTAAACTTATTCATACGTTTGGAAAGAAAATGACCGATGAACAATTGCTTAACGCATTTTCAGCAACGAGACAACGATGAGAGTTGCTTTGGCGTTAGTGGTAGCAGCGTTGACTCTACCTTCTTCGGCAAGTACGTTTGATGATCAAGTAGATTTATCAATAGAATACCAATCAGAAGACTTGCATTGTTTAGCAATGAATATCTATCATGAAGCAAGGTCAGAGAACCTAGCAGGTAAATATGCAGTTGCCGATGTTGTTCTAAATCGTGTACGTGACGATAGATACCCAAGTACTGTCTGTTCAGTTGTATATCAGGCTGAGCATAAACCTTCTTGGAAAGATCCTAAAGTACTTGTACCTAAACGAAATCGTTGTCAGTTCAGTTGGTATTGTGACGGAAGAACTGATAAAGCAACTGAAACAGATGCGTGGGAAGAAGCAGTATATGTTTCGTATAGAATGTTACACGTTGGTAAGTTTCGTGGTATCACTGAAGGTGCTACTCATTACCATACAACGTTTGTGAATCCATATTGGGCTCCATCCTTACAACAAGTAGGAACTATCGGATCTCATATCTTCTACCGTCAAGACTGATAAATAATACCATAATATATTAATTATGGAGTTAGTTATGAGAGTAGCAGGTGTTGACTACAGTTTAAGTAGTCCGGCTATTTGTGTACATGAAGGCGAAGAGTGGAGTTATGATAATTGTACTTTTTACTATTATGTAAAACAAAAGAAGTTATTGATTGGAGAGAAAGGACAATATCAAGCAACAATGTATCCTGACAATTGGTTTAACGATCAAGAACGATATGATATCATTGGATCTTGGTCTCAGGAAAAATGTTTTGAATGTGACTTTGTTGGAATTGAAGGATACGCATTTGGAGCAGTCGGTAGAGTATTTCAGATAGCAGAGAACTGTGGTTTATTTAAACATAAACTATGGGAAAGAGATATACCATACGATGTATATCCACCAACAATGATTAAAAAGTTTGGTTGCGGAAAAGGTAATGCTGGTAAAGATTTAATGATTGAAGCCTTTGAGAAAGAAACTTCTATTGACATTCGCGAAAAATGTGGTATAATAAACAAATCGTGGAATCCTATTACTGATATTGTAGATGCCTACTATATTTGTAAATACGGTTTCACTCAACTTACAGAGAAGAAAGATGATAGTAATATTTAACGGACCTCCAGCTTCAGGAAAAGATGAAGCAGCTAGTTTATATAAAGAAAAGTACGGATTTGGTAATCTGTCTTTCAAGTATCAATTATTTAAAGAAACGATTAAGCACTTTGATGTTGATGAAAGATGGTTCATGGAAGGCTATAACGATAGGACTCAAAAAGAAAAGTCAGAGTTTGCCTTACAAGGTATGTCAAGACGCGAAGCAATGATTCATGTATCAGAAGATATCATTAAGCCAAAGAAAGGTTTAGATTATTTTGGTAAATCAGTTGCTGAAGAAATCTTTGAAGATAAAAACTATGCGTTAGCAGACGGTGGATTTGTTGAAGAACTTGAACCTATTATTGAAAAGGTTGGAGCAGAGAATATTGTCATCGTTCAATTAACAAGAGAAGGTTGTGATTATTCTTCTGATAGTAGAAAATATTTTAATGGTCGACTGATTAACGAATGGACAGTCGGATCCAAAACAGCAATAGACAAAGCGTACGTTCTCAAAGAAGAGATGGATATTAAAACATATCGCGTACATAATAATGGTTCACTGCATAACTTACACGATGCGTTAGAACAAATACATAATGAAATTAATGGAGAAGTAAAATGAGTTGTATTTACAAAGGTGTAGTGATTGATTCAGAACTCTCTGCCAATTCAAAAGGCGGAAGTGAAATGATGAGACAAAGATTGATTGATAACATGGATCCGGAAGTACTTGAAAATGTTGCCATTCATTTATCAAGACCAAGAGAATTATATGATGATGTACCAAATATCTTTTGGTGTCATGATCTATCGGAAGATCCAGAAAATCAAGTTTTAAAAGATGAAGGTTGGCAGAAGTTTGCTCACTTTGTTTTTGTCACGGCATGGCAAAGAGATCAGTACATTATGCGATATGGTATTCCTTATGGTAGATGTTCTGTTATTCATAATGCTGTTGAAGTAAAGTATGACCCACAGGAAAAAGATATGGAAACAATTCGTTTCGTATATCATACAACTCCGCATCGTGGATTAGAACTACTTGTACCAATCTTTGCTTCATTGGCAAAAGAGTTTGATAATATTCATCTTGATGTCTATTCAGGATTTGAAATTTATGGATGGAAAAATCGAGACGAAGCATATAAGCCATTATATGAACAGATTGAAGCGCATCCTAATATGACTTATCATGGAGTTAAATCAAATGATGAAGTATTAGCAGCATTAAAGAAATCTCATATTTTCCTATATCCTAATATATGGAAAGAGACATCTTGTATTGCATTACTTGAAGCAATTAAATCTCAAATGATTTGTATTCATCCAAACTATGGAGCATTGCCTGAGACTGGTGCTAATGCAACCATTATGTATGATTGGAATGAAGATATGAATCATCATGCAAATTATGCGTTTTCAGTAGCAAAACAAATTCTAATTGCGATGAAGAACGATCCTAATTACTTTAATGGATTTACCTTCTCTGATAGATTTAATTTGGCAAGAAACAATATACAATCATTTACTACAATGTGGAATACATTATTAAGGAACATAGGCGATGCACACCAAGTCCAAGAGTAAAGGTAAGTTAATACCGTTTCCCGCTATACATTCTAATCCTCCAATTAATGAGGTAAGTGTTGGCGAAAGGATTCGTGAATACAAGGAATCTTATTCAAGCGAACTTGCAGAAATTATTTGGGAAAACGTACTCGGTGAAATGGCAAGAGCAGGATGTGACTTTGAAGATAACATGGAGGAATACTTTCCATCTATGATACTTATCTTTGAATCTATTCGTTCTTTACATCTACAAACAATGAACGAAGAACATCAGTTACAAGCGTATGCTGCAACTAACGTTATTGTGGATGCAGATGAAAATGCTATATCTGGTGGATTAAAAAAGAATTTAGAAGAAACCATTGACATTGACGAAGATCTTTGATATAATATAATCTGTAAATTTAAATAATGGATAAATTATGATATTAGTTGACTATAACCAAGTTATGCTTGCGAGTCTTTTCGCAGGTATTGGTAATCACACAAACATGGAAGTTGATGAAAATCTTCTTCGTCACATGTTTCTCAATTCAATCAGATTCAATCGCAAAAAGTTTTCGAGAGAATACGGTGAGATTGTGATCTGCGCTGATAACACAAACGTATGGAGAAAGGATTACTATCCATACTATAAAGCAAATCGTAAAAAGAACAGAGATGATTCTGATCTTGATTGGAATGCGCTGTTTGATGTTATTCATCAGATCCGTAGAGAAATTGAAGAGTTCTTTCCTTACAAGGTAGTTTATGTTGACCGCTGTGAAGCTGACGACATTATTGCTACTCTATGTATGGAACATGGTACTGAATTGAATACAGGAGCTGAAAAGATTCTGGTTCTATCTGGTGACAAGGACTTTATTCAATTACAAAAATTCGCAAACGTTGACCAATACAATCCCGTCCTTAAGAAATGGGTAAGACATGCGAATCCTCAGCAATATATAACAGAACATGTTCTTCGTGGTGATACTGGTGACGGTGTACCAAACATATTAAGTCCTGATAATTGTCTTGCTATTGGTGAAAGACAAAAGCCAATGACTAAGAAGCGTATTGAGTTGTTTAGCAAAGATCCAGACGCAATGGATGAGGAAACAAAATTAAGGTATAATCGTAATAAACAAATGATTGATCTTACAATGATACCTCAGGAGTTTGTTGATAATATTCTTGAGGCTTATAATAACCAAGAAGAGGTGGGAAGGTCTCACTTATTCAATTACTTCGTCAAACAAAAGTTGAAAAACTTGATTGGCGATTTACAGGATTTTTAATATGTTAAGAATAGCAATAGCAGATATCATCAATGGTGCTGCAAAAGAAAAAAGTGTAAAAGGAAAAGTCGAGCACTTACAAAAAAACGACACTGTTCCATTAAGACAGGTTCTTCGTTTGATTTATGATGAAGATATCGAGTTCTTACTACCAGATACTCCACCTCCGTTTAAAGATAACGAACTCGTTGACCTTGATACTATGTTATATAGAGAAGCAAGACGTTTACGAATATTCTTTTTAGGTGGCGGATATGACAACCTCAACAAGAATAGAAGAGAAGCATTGTTTATACAGTTGCTTGAAGATCTGAATCCAGCTGATTCAAAGATCCTCGCAGAGAATATACTTAGTCACAAACCTATCAAAGGATTAACTAAGAAGACTCTCGAAGCGGCGTTTCCAACTCTATTCACTGATCCACTCAACTTTAGATAATAAGGAAAATTGCTATGCCTCGGCAGCGCAAATCAACCATTCATTCTGATGATTGGTATGAACCGAAGATACAAGATCGGCAGCAAAAGAAAAAGAAAAATCAGGCAAGGAAAGACCTTCAAAAGCAGAAATTGTCTGATAAAAGAACTTTTCTTTCATAAAACTATTGACAAGATACTATAACTGTGTTATAATATCTATATAAATTAATAATGAACAGGAATAATATGGACCACAGAGCAGAAAAGCTAATCCTTGTAGATTGCGATGGAGTACTCCTTGATTGGAAGTATGCATTCTATAAGTACATGAATGAAAACGGATATACCGTTATTGAAGAAGGTCAGTACGACGTAGCACAAACCTTTGGTATTACAAAGGAACAATCAAGACAACTTGTAAGACAGTTTAACGAGTCTGCAAGAATCGGATTTTTACCAGGACTCAGGGATGCAATTAAATATGTCAAGAAACTCCATAGTGAAGGTTATGTTTTTCATTGTATTACTAGTCTCAGTACTGATTACTATGCCGGTAAACTAAGAGAACAGAATCTCGAAAGATTGTTTGGTAAAGATGTATTTGAGAGAGTGGTATGTTTGGATTGTGGAGCCGATAAGGACGACGGACTATTACCTTATAAAGATAGCGGATGTATTTGGGTTGAAGATAAACCTTCTAATGCTGAATGCGGACTCGATATGGGACTTAGATCTATTCTGATTGAACATGACTTTAACAAAGATTACGAAAATAATAATTTGGTAAAAGTTAAAAATTGGAAAGAAATCTACGAATCAATCGTATAAATACTATTATGGAATATAAGATTGGAAACTAATGCCTACATATACCTTTGAAGATACAAAAACTGGTGAGCAATTCGAGAAATTCATGTCGATGTCTGTAATAGACCAGTTCAAAAAAGACAACCCCCATTTAAAATCTATCATTCTTAGCGGACAGCCCGTGATTGAGTCTGCGCGTCTTGGACGGATGAAACCGGATCAAGGCTTTCGTGATATACTTACATCAATGAAAGAAAACAAATCATACACTGGAAACAAAATCAACGATTGGAAGTAATTTCAATTGCTTCTTACATCGGTTGATGCAAAGGAGGTTTTATGTCAAGAGCACGTCGCTTATCATCTAAGGATAAAAAAATGGCGCGAAGGGAAAAAGAAGGTTCAAGAATGGATACTAAATTCAGTATGAATCAAATCAATCCTTTAACCGATAACCAAGGTCATTTTTTTGATAGCTATAACGCAGGCTATAATATAGCTGCAATTGGTACAGCAGGAACAGGTAAAACAATGTGTGGTCTTTATCTAGGCTTATGTGATATACTAAGCAATGATAATTATCATCAAGTTATAATTGTACGTTCTGCAGTCCAAACAAGAGAACAGGGTTTTATGCCTGGTACTCTGCAGCAAAAAGAAGCCGTTTATGCTTTACCTTATGCTGATATAGTTAATGATTTATTTGGCCGAGGAGACGCATGGAGTATCTTATCTCAAAAGTCTTCAGTCAAATTTATGACGTCATCGTTCGTTAGAGGTTTAACATTCGATAATTCTATTATTATTGTAGACGAATGTCAAAGTATGACTTATCACGAACTCGATAGTATTATTACTCGAGTCGGAGATTCGTCACGAATCATATTCTGTGGCGATACTGCCCAGGATGATCTTGCTGGAACTAGACACAAACATGACAACTCAGGACTTAAGGATTTTCTCAAAGTCCTATCTCGTATGGACCATTCCTTTAAGGTAGTTCAATTTGGAATTGAAGATATCGTAAGAAGTGGTTTAGTTAAAGAATACATTATAGCAAAGGAGAGAACAGAACTCAAGCCTCGTATGGTGGCTTAAATCGAGGGGGTGGTCGCAAGGCCACCCTTTCAACTTAACTTATTGGATTATATTATGAAATTATTTGAACACAACTCAGAGGCTCCCGTCCTCGAAAAATTAACAAGAGCTTCAGTGGATGGTAAACGTATTTACCAAACTCCATCAGGCAAAGGTTATCCGTCAGTCACTACTGTATTAGGTATTCTTGGAAAAGAAGATATACAGAAATGGCGTGATCGCGTTGGCCATGCAGAAGCAAACAAAATCTCTACTCAAGCCGCTCGACGTGGTACCGCAGTTCATAAACTTTGTGAAGACTATTTGGATAACGATCCAGATTACGGCAAGAAGCATATGCCTGCTAATCTTCATATGTTTAATACAATGAAACCCATTCTTGATGAACGAATAAATAATATTTGGTACCAGGAGTGTTTCTTATATTCCAATGAATTAGAAACAGCAGGTCAAGTTGACTGTATTGCTGAATGGGATGGAGAACTTGCTGTCATTGATTTTAAAACATCAAAGAGACCAAAGAAAGAAGAATGGATTCT